CGGTATGGCGGAAATCGAGAACACCGCCGCCGGTCATGCTGTCGCCGAGCCGCAGCTCTTGGGGGATGCGAAGAGGTGCCTTGCGGTGATGCAGGGCGGCAGCGACAAGCCGCGTCTCACCGTGCAGCCGTTATCGGCCCTGCCGCAGGAATTGCGCGGTGTATTGGGCGACCTGCGCGGGAGCAATGATGATTTTGGAGGTGCAGCATGATGCAGGGCTACCGAAACCTTCCGGGGCGCTATGACGTGATCGCGGACAAGGAGGAACGCCGCGCGCTGTGGGACGGTCTTTTTCACGACGGCTTCCCGCCGCAAACGCTGGACGATGCGCGGCAGGTGCTGGTGTGGTTCCAGCTTTGGCGACGCGGGCAGGCTTTGTTGCCGATGATTGAACCGAAGATTATCAGCTGGGCAATGGACAGGGCGCTGGCCGCGTTGGACGAAGGAGGCGAGGCATGACCGGCGCCATCCGCTACGGCAGCGTATGCAGCGGCGTTGAGGCGGCATCCCTCGCATGGGAACCGCTTGGCTGGCAGCCCGCATGGTTCGCGGAAATTGAGCCGTTCCCGGCGGCGGTGCTGGCGCATCGCTGGCCGCACGTCGTCAATCACGGCGACATGACCCGCATCATCGACGGGATATTGGCGGGCGACATTGAGGCTCCGGATGTGCTGGTCGGCGGTACACCGTGCCAAGCGTTTTCTGTTGCCGGTTTGCGCGGCAGCCTTAGCGATGCGCGCGGCAATCTCACCCTGGAATTTGTAAGGATTTTTGATGCAATTGATGCTGTTCGCCGCCGGGGCGGCAAGTCCCCCGCCGTCGCCGTGTGGGAAAACGTCCCCGGCGTCCTCAATACCCACGACAATGCCTTCGGATGCCTTCTTGGCGCGCTTTGTGGGGCTGACGGGGCATTACAACCGGCAGGGGGCAGGTGGACGGACGCAGGTGTTGTGTCTGACCGGCGCGTTGTCGCCTGGCGCATCCTCGACGCGCAATATTTCGGCGTGCCCCAGCGACGCCGTCGTGTCTTCGTTGTCGCAGGTGCTGGAGCCATTGACCCCACCGAGATACTTTTTGAGCGCGCAGGCGTGCGCGGGCATTTTGAGCCGCGCAGAACGGCGGGGGAAGACATTGCCACCCTTAATGCAGGCAGCGCTGGAACACAAAGCGGCGGAATGACGCTGTGCATGGCTCACGGACAAGGGGGCGCTGAAATCCGTATTGACAGCGCGCCAACGCTGACGTGCAACCATGAAGCGCCAATCGTTGTTAATGGCCGTCAAGACCCATGTGTTAGCGATACCGCCTTTGCCCTCGGCTGCCAACACAACGGCACGGATAACGTGGTTTGTATCAACGGCAACATCATTAACAAATCTGCGGCAAGCGGTGGCAACGGAATGGGCGCAATCAAGGACGGTACTTGCTACACGCTGACGGCTACAGACCGCCATGCGGTGGTGCAAGGAGCAGTTGTGCGCCGTTTGACCCCGCGCGAATGTGAGCGTCTGCAAGGGATGCCGGACGACCACACCCGCATCCCGTGGCGCGGCAAACCTGCTGACGATTGCCCGGACGGGCCACGCTACAAAGCGATAGGTAACAGTATGGCTGTGCCGGTCATGCGCTGGATTGGTGAGCGTATGCGGCAGGTGATGGAGGTGGCGATATGACCGGCGCGATGTTGCGGAGCGGGGGCGGCATGGTTAAGCCAGTCAGCGACGGCTACGACGCCTGGTACATCGACCAGGTGCTTAACATCTGCCTCGCCCGCTGGCTCAATCCGGCCATCGTCCCGCAAATGTGCCGAGCGCTGGAGATGCGATGCGAGCGCAAGCGCGATCGGCAGGTGCTGATGATGCTGCGCAAGAGCAAGCAGCCGGCGGCGCAGATTGACGAGATTTTCAGGTTTATCGAGCGGCTTTTGCGGAGGTAGTGATGAAGCGGTTGTTTGTCCTGCGCGGGCAGGATGAGGTGTGGCGCAACCTACTACGCGAGATGGGCGAGCGTCTCAAAGACGGCAAGGCGCTTGCGGTCGAGGTGGACGACTACAAGTCCAACCGCTCCAAGGCGCAAAACGCGGTTTTCCACATGTGGGCGAGCGATGTCGCCAACGCCACCGGCGAGGCCAAGCACGGCGGGCGCCTCAAGTTGCAGTATTTCGTGCCGGTGCTATTGCGCGAGGATGCGAAATGGGCGTGGGTGTGGCGGCAGACGGGGGCGCGGTTGTCCTACGAGCAGCAGGTCGAGTTTTTGGGCGAGCCGAATGTGCTGGGCAGCACCAGCCGTTGCACGGTGGCGCAGTTCGCCGAGGCATTGGATGGGCTTTGGGCGGGCGAGGCGCATTTGGGTTTGCGCAACCCGCAGGATTTTGGGCTGGATTGGAGGGTGAGATGAGTATTGGTATTAAGCGCACGCCTGCCGATGAGGCGTTCTCCCGCTGTGTGCGCGAGCGCAGCAACTACGTCTGCGAATGCTGCGGCAAGGTCTATGAGCGTAGCAGTATGGGGCTGCATTGTTCGCACCATTTTTCGCGCAGTAACCGCTGCATCCGCTGGTGTGGCGACAATGCAATGGCGCTCTGTTTCGCCTGTCATGCGTGGTACGGCGGCAACCCGGTTGATTCCGGGGCGTGGCTGCGCGGCGAGCTCGGCGATGGCGCAATCGCCATCCTGCGCGAAAAGATGGCGCGGCGGGTCAAGGTGACGAAAGCGGAGGAGGCGGAAATCGCCGCCCACTACCGCAAGGAGCTGGCGCGAATGCAGGCGCTGCGCAAGCAGGGGGTTACGGGGCGGATTGAGTTTGTGAGCTGGCAATGACGTTCGCCGATGTTGAAATGAAACTGGCGCAGTACGCGCAATGGGCGGGCAATCCGCTGCGCCCGCTCAATTTCCCGGGGCAGTCCATCTATGCGCGCGCTATCCCCGACGAGATTGACGAGGACGCCTTGCCTCCGATTAGCGACGACGAGGCGCGAGTTGTGGGCGATGCGCTGCTGGCGCTGAAGCAGCATCAGCCGCAGTCGCATCGGGCGATTGAGGCACGGTTTTTCTTCAGGATGGCCGATGATGAAATCGGGCGGCGTTGTGGTTTGGGTACGCGCAAGCGCGTGCATGAAATCCGCCAGCGCGGCTATGCCTTTTTGCAGGGGAGGTTATCGGTATGAAGCTGCCTGGCAGGTTCCCCAAACTACCCAAAATGGCGGTGCCGCTTTTCTCGCCGGGGACTATCTTCCTCTGCCAAACGCGCGAGGAGTGGATTTCTGCGCACCGTGCCTTGGGTAGCACAGCGAGTATGTTGGAAAGGCGTGGCGCGGCCAACACCTTTCGCGGGCAGGGCGTGCCAGATATTTACCTGCTCGGCGTGTTTGACGGTGCGCCTGCCACGGCGGCGCATGAGGCCGCGCACTTGGTATTTGATATCTGCGCGCAGGCGGGGGTGAAGGTCGCACCCGGCGAGGCCAATGAAACTTTTTGCCATTTGCTCGATGCCGTCGTAGAATTTGCAACCCTCAAAATGAGGAAGCCGGGATGACCCGGCTTCTGTTTTTCAGCGTTTGCTGTCAGGCGTTATATGCTCAGGTTCCCAATGATTGCCCGGTTTTTGCGTAGGGGGCAATTTTTGGTTATCCTTGACTGTGGTGTAGTTATCGGTCTTGCCGCCACGTGGGCCGACTTCCCGATAGATTCCGCCGTCTTTCCCGGTATTTTGGCCGGGTTTCAGTTTGTCAGACATAAAGTCTCCTATAACACCGCGACATTGCGGCGTTTCCTTATTGGGGGGCAGTCTAGGATTTTTCAAGACCCTTGCACCCGCCGGGGCTTTTTTGTATAGTGGCTTCACTACTTATACAAAGCGGCTCCCGCATCCGACAACATTGCGGTTTTTTTGTGTCCGTGCTCCATCGTTCGTTTCGCATGGCTACAGGATTTCACCCAGTTTATGGCGGGTTTAGAGCGCCGAATACAATACCTTCGGGGAATAAGCGCCGCCGACTTTGTACGGTAGTTGAGACCCGCCGCCCATTTCGCGGCGACCATAAACTGAAATACAAAGGTGAAACCATGACTACGCAAAAACAAATTGCGCCTGCAATCCTCTCTTTCCAATCCCATTCCGTCCGCACGCTGGTAGAAAACGGCGAACTGCTGTTCAACGCCAAAGACGTGTGCGATGTCCTCGGCTATCAAAATTCCCGCAAAGCCATTGCCGACCACTGCAAGGCAGGGGGTGTAACGAATCGTTACACCCCTACCGATGGAGGCAATCAAGAAATGGCGTACATCAACGAGCCGAACCTGTACCGCCTCATCATCAAATCACGCAAACCGGAAGCGGAAGCCTTTGAAGCGTGGGTAATGGAAGAAGTCCTCCCCACCATCCGCAAGACCGGCGGCTACCGCGCCCCCAAAACCCGCAAGACCTCTCCCGGCGGTCTCACCCTCGAACAAGTCGAGACCATCAAGGCGCTGCACCGTGAGCTGGTCAAGGCCGCACCGAAAGACCAGCAAGCCAGACTGGCGATTACCTTGTGGTCGGCGGTGAAAAGCAAGTTTGGCGTGAGCTACAAGGACGTGCCGCCGGAACACTACGCTGAAATCCTTTCCCTGATGAGCCGCATTGCGATAGAGGGCGAGTTGTTGCCGCCGCCTGAACCCCAAGAGCCGGAAATCCCGGATTATATCGTCATGCTTCCCATCGACATCCGCAGAAACACCCGCTTTGAAATCGTGGTGCATGACGGGCTGGTCGGGCGCTATTATCGCGAGTATGTAACCGACAGTTGCGACTACGGCAAACCGTGGGGAACGCTGCTAAAGGCGGGCTATTGACGTGTCCGCGCAAGAAGTGTACCCTTTCAGGCACAGTAGGGTTGTTGCGTAAACAACCCAAAGAATATTAGCCCGCCCCGTGCGGGCTTTTTGTTTGTGCGGGTTGTGGCCAAAAAAGCGGCCATATTTTTTGCGAAATATCATGCAATCTGCTGATTAGATTTAGAAAACACCGGACATTTTTGCGGCCACGCTGAAGTGTTCCCCGCCCGCTCATGCGGGCTTTTTTATTGCCCGGAGGCAACTATGACCGTCATGAAACTGACCAAAGAACATCTCGAAGATCTCATCGCCGACGTGGGCTATCACCGTTTGGACGGCACGACCGTTACGATTTGCGCGCTGACGTTGCGCAGCGGGTTTGTGGTGACGGGTGAATCCGCCTGCCTTGACCCTGCCGGGTTTGATGCGGCTATCGGGGAGCAAATCGCCTACGAGAATGCTTTTGAAAAACTGTGGCAGTTGGAGGGCTATCACGTCAAGGCGACCGCGCCCGCTGACGACTGGCTTGACCGTCTGCGCATTGAGCGCGATGAACTCGCCGCGAAGGTGGACAAGCTCGCTGCTTTCCTTGAATCGGGGAAAATCTGCCAAAGTGGCGAGGCACATCATGCCCTGTTGGTGGCACAGCTACCGCATATGCGCGCTTATCTCGATGTGCTGAATCAGCGCATTGAGCTGGCGGAGGGCAATGATGAACGCTGATTTTCAAACCGCGTTGCGCCTGCTCGCCAGTCATGAAGGCGGCTGGAGCAACCGCAGCCGTGACGCCGACCCCGGCGGCAAGACGATGTACGGCATTACCCAGGACACCTACAACGACTGGTGTGACCAGAAGGGAAAACCGCACGGCGAGGTGCGCCATATCGCCTACGCGGAAGCCGCCGCCATCTACCGCGCCAACTATGCCAATCCGATCCGCTATGAAGACCTGCCGCCCGGCATCGGCTACGCGGTGTTCGACCTCGCGGTGAACGCGGGTGTCTCGCGGGCGGTGCGGCTGTTGCAAGAGGTGCTGGGCGTGCGTGCCGACGGCATCGTTGGCAGTCAGACGCTGGCAGCGGTGCGTGCCGCCAATCTGCCCGACCTCATCAAGCGCTACTGCGCCGCCCGCCGCAAGTGGCAGCTGCGTCTGAAGAATGCGAAGAAGAACCCCGGCTGGGTAACACGCATCAACGATGTGGAGCGCGACGCGCTGCGCATGGCAGGCGAGGCGGACAAGGCACGCCGCCCGGGGCAGTCGGTGAATGATGCGCGCAGGGCGGCGGTTGCCGCGCGGGGCGATGTGATTGCCGAACCGCCGCTTGACCATGTGCCGGATGACGGGCGCGGTGCCAAGGCATACGGCCGCGCTCGTGCGCCTGCCAGCGAGTATGTTGCCCCGGCCACCGGTGCGGCGGCGCTGATTGGTGCCGCGGCCGACACGGCAGCGAGTGCGGGCGATTTGCACGATAATCTCGCCCGCTTCCTGCCGCCGTGGTTATGGTTTGTGGTGCTGGCGGGCGTGATTGGCTATTTGTGTTGGCGGGTGTTCCGTGCTCGCGCGGATTAAGTCCTGGGCGCTGTATGCGCTGGCTGGCGTTGTTGTTGCCCTCTCGGTCGCGGTCAATGTGCTGCGCGCACGCAATGCCCGCCTTGATGCTGAGTTGGAGCGGCGCGAGCGCTCGCGTTTGCAGGCCATCGCCGACGGCCTCAAGGCACGGGCGGAGCGCGCCAATCAGGCGGCGGTTGCGTCCAAGCGGGAGCGCGAGGAAGCGGAAAAGGCTATCAGAGAGGGGAGACGTGATTATTTCGAGAAGTAAGACGGTGGCTTTGGCCGCCGTTTTTGTTTTTGGCGCGGCGGGCTGTGCGCGGCAGGTGGAATTTGTACCTTCGCCCTTGCCGCCCTGTCCGCCGATGCCAACCTTGCCCTCCATCAGTGCGCAGGAGTTGGACGGGGTGAGCGACGATGTTTATCGCCGCCTGGTGGAGCGCGAATTGCGGTTGAAGGAGTTTATCGGACAGTTGGAGGCTAATTGTGGAGGCTGAGATGGAGCGACGTATGACGCTGCTTGAAGCGACGCAGCAACACCACGCGGAGGAAATCGGCTGGCTGAAGAATGAGAGCAGGCAATTAACGGCGGCTGTTTTGAAGTTGCAGAAGACGATGGAAAAGATTTTGTGGGTGGTGTCGGGCGCAGCGGGGATGTATCTCGTCAATGCGGTCGGGCTGACCGAGGTTATCAAGAGGTTGTTGTGAAGGGTCGTCCGTCCGGTTATACGCAAGAAATCGCTGATGTGATTTGTGAGCGTCTCGCCAATGGGGAGAGTTTGCGCCGCATTTGCGAGAGCGAGGATATGCCGAGCCTGAGTATGGTCATGCGGTGGCTGGGTGCGAATGCCGAATTTCGGGAGCAATACGCGCGCGCGCGCGAGTTGCAGGCGGAATTTATCTTTGACCAGATGGCAGAGATTGCCGACGACGGCACAAATGACTGGATGGCGAGTAATGCGCCGGATTGTGAGGGATACAAGCACAACGGTGAGCATGTGCAGCGCTCGAAGTTGCGCATTGATGCGCGCAAGTGGATGCTCGCCAAGATGGCGCCGCGCAAGTATGGCGACAAGCAGCAGATTGACCATGTAAGTAGCGACGGCAGTATGCAACCCGCCTCGCCGGAGGAGGCGATGACGCGGATTATGGGCGTGCTGGCGATTGTCGAGGCAAGGGGCGATGCAGGCAAGGATTAGGCGCTTGTGGGCGCTGATGACGGACGCGGAGCGCGAGGAAGTGGCGCGGCTGGTGCAATTCCTGCCGTGCTGGCAACCGTTGCCAGGGCCGCAGGCGCTCGCCTACACGTCGCAGGCCGACATCATTGGTTACGGCGGTGCGGCGGGCGGCGGCAAGACCGACCTTGCTTGCGGCAAGGCGCTGACGCAGCACAAGCAAATCATGATTCTGCGGCGCGAGGCGACGCAGTTGACCGGCATTATTGACCGTCTCAGGGCGCTGGTGGGCAATTCTGACGGCTACAACGGCAAAGAGAAGATTTGGCGCATGGCCGACGGACGGCAGATTGAGTTTGGCTCGGTGCCGAATGCGGGCGACTGGACGAAATACCAGGGCAGGCCGCATGACCTGCTGGTATTTGACGAGGCCGCAAATTTCCTCGAGCTGGATGTACGGGCGCTGCTCGGTTGGCTGCGCAGTACCGACCCAAATCAGAAATGCCAGGCGCTTTTGACATTCAACCCGCCGACGACGACTGAGGGGCGCTGGGTGATTGATTTCTTCGCACCGTGGATCGACCGCAAGTTCGCCAACCCCGCCGAACCGGGAGAGTTGCGCTATTGCGCAACGATTGCCGGGCGCGATGTATGGGTAGAGGACGGGCGCGCGTTTGTCATTATCGACGGGGCGCGGGTGTACGACTTTGACCCTGCCGACTACAAGCCGGAGGAGATTGTGCAGCCATTGGCGCGCACGTTTATTCCGGCGCGGGTCATGGACAATACGCACCTGGTGAACACCGGCTACATGGCGACCTTGCAGGCGCTGCCGGAGCCGTTGCGCTCGCAAATGCTTAATGGTGATTTTTCGGCAGGCCTGGAAGACGACCCGTGGCAGGTGATTCCGACGTCGTGGGTGGAGGCGGCGATGGCGCGCTGGCGCCGGCCGGATGTGTTGCCCGCGATGGACAGCATGGGCGTGGACGTGGCGCGTGGCGGTAAGGACGAGACGATTATCGCGCGCCGGCATGGCATGTGGTTTGACGTGCCGCTTGCCTACCCCGGCAAAGAGACACCGAACGGCCCCGCAACCGCGGGGCTTGTCATTTCTGCGCTGCGCGACCGGGCGCCGATTCATGTAGACGGCATCGGCGTCGGCGCGGCGGTGTATGACTTTTTGGATGGCGCCGGGCAGCAGGCGATTTCGGTTAACGTCGCCGAAAAAGCGACGCGGCGCGACAAGAGCGGGCGGCTGACCTTCAAAAATTTGCGCTCGCAGCTGTGGTGGATGATGCGCGAGGCGCTCGACCCGGATGCCAACAACGGCATCGCCCTGCCGCCGGACAAGCGCCTGCTCGCCGACCTGTGCGCGCCGTGCTGGCGGATGCATGGTGTGGAGGTCTATGTGGAGAGCCGAGAGGACATTGTGAAAAATCTGGGGCGCTCGCCGGATTATGCCAGCGCCTACTGTCTCGCCCTGCTCGACACGCCGAAAATCCATGAGTTTATGAACCGTAACCGGAGCAAGGTACATGACCCGTATCGAAATATTTGACCCGCGCGACGGCTACGCGGGCGTATTAGCGCTGGTTGAGGCGAACAAGGCGGAAGCAGAGGCACATATCCCGCACCCTATCACGGTGGATTTGCCGCTGTATGAGCGCCTGTATGACGCCGGAATGCTGGTTTGCGTGGGCGCGTACGACGGCGCGCAAATAGTGGGTTATGCCATCGCCGGATTGTCGCCCAGCCTGCATTACGGCGTGTTGGTCGCACAGCATTTGACGCTGTACATCACGCCGCAACATCGCAAGCCGCGCCTGTCGCTGCGCATGGTGGACGCGCTGACAGATGCCTGCAAGGCACGGGGGGCGCAAATGATGACTTGGCACGCCAAGCCGGGCAGCGCCTTTGCAAGATTGCTGGCTGCGCGGATGAAATTAGAAGATTTGGTTTATTTACAGGAGATTGAGTAATGGGTGTTGAAACGATGCTGGGCTTAGGTGCATTGGCAGCAGCAGGCGGCGCGGTCGCGTCCCACGTCGCGGGCAATAAAGCGCGTGCCGACGCGCGCTATCAGGCGTCGCAAGTGCAAAATCGGGCGGAGGAGCAATTCCGCGCACAGCAGGAGAATTTCAGGAAAGAAATGGCAGAAGGTCAGCGCCGCTTTAATGCAACGCTGGTTGAAGATCGCCGCAGGCACGGCGAAAACATGGCGCTGCAACGCGAGGCGATGGAAGCCAATAAACAGGCGATGGCCGGACAGCTTGCCCAAGCGCAGCAAGGCTTGGCGCAACAGGCATCACAACACGCGGCAACGCTCGCCCAGGCGCAGCGCGCGCAGGACAACGCCAACGCGCAGCTACAGCGGCAAATCAACGGCGCGGAGAAAGACCAGGCGCATTACAACAAGAAAACCGACGGGGTGTCGGGAACCATTCTTACCGGCCCCGGTGGCGTGGACGCCGAGGAGCTGGAGAAGAAGAAAAAGAAACAAACGCTATTGGGCGGGGTGTAGGTCATGGGCAGCGCACCGTGGTTCGGCGGCGGCAAGCCCAAGCCGCCCGGTTACGACGCCTACAAAGACCTGGGCAACGGCACGGGCGGCGGTTTCAAGAGCATCTACGAGGGCAGCCAGCCCTACGTCAATCCCGAAACCGGCAGCGACAATTTCAAGTGGTTCGGCGGGGAGCGGCGCAAAAAGACGCAGGAGGAAATCGAACTGGAGACGCGGGTGAAGAAAAACACCCTCACCATCAACCGGCAGAAGGAATATCACAGCTGGGAAATCGGCCAGGCAAGGAAGGAGCAGGAGGAAGAGCTGGCGGCGTGGCAGAAAGAGAACGAGCGCATCCAGCGTGAGTACGCCAAGCAGCGCAAAGAGATGGCGCGCCGTATGGAGGAACAGCGCATTGCCGCGCAGAACCAGATGGCGGCTGCCAAAGCCAAAGGCAACAAAAGCGCGCGCCCGGAAGCCAGCGCCTATGAGGGCGAACCGAGCGAACGGCGCGGCGGCGGTAATGACGGCGGCGCGTCCGGCACCTTGCTTACCCGGCCGGGCGAGAAGCCGACGCTGGGCAAGCGCGGGCGGCTCGGCGGCAAAACCCTGTTAGGTGGCTGATGAAAACACTACGCCAACAAATCCTGCGGCGGCATGAAGCGCTGCGCAACGAACGTGCGCCATGGCTCAAGCATTGGCAGGACGTGAGCAAGCTGGTTTTGCCCGCATCCGGCCGCTTTATTAGCAGCGACCGCACCCCGGCGAAATTTAACGACATCTACGACAACACCGCGACGCGGGCGATGCGCACCCTGGCCGCCGGGCTGATGAGCGGCATGACCTCGCCCGCGCGCCCGTGGTTCAAACTGGCAACGCCCGACCCGGAACTGATGAAGTACCACCCGGTCAAAGTCTGGCTGGATGAAGTGGCAAAAATCATCCACGCCATTTTCCACGGCAGCAACACCTACCGCGCCCTGCATGCGATGTATGAGGAGCTGGCGGTGTACGGCACGGCGGCATCGGTCATCGAAATCGACTACCACAACATCATCCACCATCACCCGCTGACCGCAGGCGAGTATTGCATCGCCACCAACTTCAGGGGCGAAGTGGACACGCTCTACCGCGAGTTTGACAAGACGGTGGCGGAAGTGGTGCGCGAGTTTGGCTACAACAACGTCTCGCAGGCGGTGCGGACGATGTACGACAACGGCGGCCTCGACAACTGGATAACCCTCATCCACGCGATAGAGCCGCGCGACGTGCGCAACCCCGGCAAGACGGCGAAACAAATGCCGTGGCGCAGCGTCTATCTCGAAAAAAGCGCGCCGGAGGGGCAGATATTGCGCGAGAGCGGCTATCCGCGCTTTCCGGCGCTGTGTCCGCGCTGGAGCATATCGGGCGGCCACATCTACGGCACCTCGCCGGGGATGGAGGCGCTCGGCGACATCAAACAGCTACAACACCAACAACTGCGCAAGGCGACGGCGATTGACTACCTCACCAACCCGCCGCTGCAAGTGCCGACCTCCATGAAAAACTACGACGATGCCTTGCTCCCCGGCGGCATCGTGTACAACGACGCCGGTACGCCGATTACGCCGCTGTGGCAGGTACAACTCGACCTACAACACCTCGCCGCCGACATGCAGGAAGTGCGCGGCCGCATCCAGAACGCCTACTACGCCGACCTGTTCCTGATGATTAGCACTCAGGACACGCGCATGACGGCAACAGAGGTGGCAGAGCGGCACGAAGAGAAGATGCTGATGATTGGCCCGGTACTGGAGCGCCTGCAAAACGAACTGCTGACTCCGATGATCGACATCACCTTCGACGCGGTGATGCAGGGCGGCATCCTGCCCCCGCCGCCGCAAGAATTGCAGGGCGTAGAGCTCTCGGTGCAACTGGTATCCATCTTGGCGCAGGCACAGAAGGAGATTGCCACCAACAGCATTGACCGTTACACCAACGCGGTGATGAACATGGCGCAGGCGAAGCCGGAAATACTCGACCGCCTCGACGCCGACCATTGGGTGCAAATCTACGGCGACGCGCTGGGTATCGACCCGCTGCTCATCGTGCCGCAGGACAAGGCCGACGAAATCCGCCAGGCACGGGCGCAACAGCAGGCGCAGGCAGAACAGCAGGCGCAAATGGCGCAGATGGCGGATGCGGCGCAGAAACTCGGCAACACTCCCGCCGACGGCGGCAGCGTGCTGAACAACCTGATGGGGTATGGCAATGCTTGAACCATTTGAAACCCCGGAACAACGAGAGGCGCGCGCCGCCGAACAACGGGCAGCGCAGGAGCGCGACGAGGAACAACTGAAGGCGGACATTACCGCCCTGATGGAAACTGGCGCCGGGCGGCGCATCGTCTGGCGGCTACTTGAAGAAACCCACATCTACCAAACCTGCTACCGCGACAACCCGCTGCAAATGGCGCGGGCGGAAGGACGGCGGGAAATCGGGCTGATGCTGACCGAATGGGTTACGACCTACACCCCGGAAGACTATTTCACAATGCAACAGGAGGCTCTACATGAGCGAAGAGAACGAGATGCCCGACAGCGGGCAAACCGAAGCGGCGGCAATACCGCCGACTGAAACCCCGGCACCGCCCGCGGCAGAACCGCCAGCAGCGCCGTCACAACCGGAAACCAACGCCACGGGCGGGGAAGAAGCGAAAGCCGACACCCCGCCCGCAGCGTATGCGCTCGACTTTGGCGTCTATGGCGACAACGTGGACGCAGGCGAGGCGGCTTTCCTCTCGAAAATCGCCCAAGACAGCGGCGCGGATGCGGCATCAGCCTCGAAGCTGGTGCAAGACCTGACCTTGTGGGGACAGGTCAAACACGACCTGCAAGTACAGGACTGGGAAGCGGCGAGCCGCGCCGACCCGGAATTTGGCGGCGAGAAGCTCGCGGAAAACCTCGCCATCGCCAACCGTGTTTTCGAGGCCTACGACCCGCAAGGCATCATCCGCGGCCTGCTGCAGGAGACCGGCTACGGCAACCATCCCGACCTCATCCGCTTCATGCTGGCCATTGGCCGCGACCTCGCGCCCGACCGCATGGTTAGTGCAAGTGGCGCAAGCGGATTAGACGCGCGTGCCCAATTTCCCAACACCCCCGGCCTCAACCCATAAGGAGTAAATATGGCTACCCTCAACAAAGACGCCCTCTACCCGACGCTGGCGAGCCTCGCGCAGCAGATGGACAGTAAAGGCAACCTCATCACCGACATCGTCGAAGTTCTTGACGAGACCAACGAAATCCTTGCAGATATGGTTTTCCAACAGGCAAACGGTGACACGCATCACAAAATCGCGGTGCGCAACGGCCTGCCGGAAGCGGCGTGGCGCATCCTCTACAAAGGCGTCAAGCCGAGCAAATCCAGTGTTACCCAAGTATCTGAAAGTATGGGTATGTTGGAAGCACGCTCTATGGTAGATACGCGCTTGCTCAAACTGCACAACAATTCCGCAGCCTGGTTGGCTGCCGAGCAACGCCCTTTTATTGAAGCTTTGAACCAGCAGATGGCGGAAACGCTGTGGTACAACGATGGCATCATCAATGATGAACGTTTTATGGGATTTGCGCCGCGCTATAGCTCACTTTCTGCGCCGAACGGCAAAAACATCATTGACGCGGGCGGCACCGGCTCCGACAACGCTTCTATCTGGCTTGTCATTTGGGGCGGGCAAGGCTGCTTTGGCATCTATCCGAAAGGTTCAAAAGCTGGCATTGAAAGCAAAGACATCGGCATCAACACCGTGCAGGACGATGAAGGCGGACGCTTTGAAGTTCATGAGAAGCTATTTATGTGGGATTTGGGGCTGTGTGTGCGCGACTGGCGTCGGGTGGTGCGTATCGCCAATATCGACACCACCAAACTTACCAAAGATCTGAGTACAGGAGCGAACTTGGCTGATTTGATGGCGGATGCGTTAGAAATGGTGCCAGACCTCAACGGTCGTCCGGCCTTCTACATGAACCGCAACCTGCGCCGCATCCTGCGCGGACAAATTGCGGCGTCCGCCAAACACACCATCACCCAGGAGCAGGTCGGCGGTCGCCGCGTCACCAAGTTTGGCGACGGTGACGGCGTACCCGTGCGCATCTCCGATGCCCTGCTCTCAACCGAAGCCCGAGTTGTCTAAGGAGGAAACATGATTATCGACAGCCTGCTCCGCTTCTCCGTCGGCCAAAGCGCTGACGGCGACAGCACCAACACCATCGACTGCGGTGTGAAAGCCGCCAACTACGGCATGGCCGACCGCAACCTCTACATTGTCGTCACCGGCAAAGAAGGCTTTGCCGCAGGCGACACCCTTGACGTCGTCCTGCAACACAGCGACGAAGAAGCGGCGAACTTCGTCACCGTAGCGCAAACCGGCGCGCAGCCAATGGGCGTCGGGAAGCAAATCGCATTCCCCGTGCCGCTGGTACACAAACGCTATTTGCGCCTGAAGTACACCAAAACCGGCACCGGCGGCAAAGTCGACGCGCAAATGGTGGACGGTCTGCAAATGGCAATCACCCATCCGAAAAATCCGAAGGTGTGGCCATGAAAGTAAAAGCCATCGCCAAAGGCTACTACGGCGGGCAAATCCGCAGCATCGGGGACGTGTTCGACGCCCCCGATTCTCTTTCTGCAGGGTGGTTCGTGCGCGACGTCATCGTGGTCGCCGCGCCGCCAGACGTGACGCTTGAGCAGCTGACGGAATCCGTCAAGGATTCCGCGCCGCCAGAACTGGGGCGTGTGGAAATGGTCGGTCACGGAGAAAACGGCGCGCCGTTGTGGGAGCCGTTGCCAGAACCCGCCCCGGAAACCCCGGAAACCGGCAAAGGCAAGCGGAAGTAAGCCATGTTCTCGGTAGTGGACATCTGCAACCTCGCGCTCTCGCACCTCGGCGACAAAGCGACCGTCGCCTCCATTGACCCGCCGGAAGGGAGCGCGCAGGCCGAGCATTGCAAAACCTACTGGCCACTCGCCTTGCAGATAGTAATGGAGGCGCACGAGTGGGGCTTCGCGACGAAGCGCGTCAAACCCGCGTTGCTTGCCGATAAAGACCCGGCTTGGGCGTACCACTACGCCCTGCCGCATGACGCGCTTAGGGTATTCGCGGTGCTGCCGCCCAATGCGCCGGACGACTACGAGGTAAACGGTCAGGCGGTGACCGCGGATTACCAGATTGAGCGCGCAGACGGACAAATCCACATCCTCACCGACCAGCGCGAGGCGGTGGTGCGTTATCTCGCCAAGGTTGACGACCCGGCGCTATTCCCGGCGACCTTTGTTGCCGCGCTCGCGTGGAAACTAGCGTCAATGCTGGCGGGGCCGGTGCGCAAGTGGGATGCCGGATCGAAAGAAGTGAAGAGTTGCGAGGCTGCTTACGCCAACTATCTGGGGCTCGCCATCAGCCATGACAGCAAGCAACGGAAGGTGCGCCCGCGCGCGCAAACCCCGTGGATACAGGGACGCGCATGAGTAACGCCAAATTCCTGCAACAAGCCTTTGTTGGCGGCGAAATCGCGCCGCAAATGTGGGGGCGCGCCGATGACGTCGGCTATGCCAACGGTCTTGCCCGCTGCCGCAACTGCATCGTGCGCCCGCAGGGCATGGTGGAAAACCGCGCCGGGCTGCGCTTCGTGCATGAGGTGAAAGATTCTGCCAAACGGGTGCGCCTCATCCCCTTCACCTTCAGCGGTGAACAAACGATGGTCATCGAGCTCGGCGACAAGTACGCGCGCTTCCACACCGGCGCGGCGACCATTTACGACGGCAATGCCCCCTACGAAATCGCCACCCCCTACGCGGAGGAGCACCTGATGGACATCCACCACGTGCAGAGCGCGGACGTGCTGACCCTCGTCCACCCCAAATACCCGCCGCAAGAACTGCGCCGCTTGGGCGCGACCAACTGGAAGCTCGAACCCATCTCATTTGTGCCGAAGTTTGAACCGCCGACTGAACTCAAGGCGGAGGCGAAGCGCGTGCCGCTGGCATCCGGGGTGCAGCAAATTGACCTCAAATACCGCTACAAAGTGACGGCGGTGAAAGACGGGGTGGAGAGCAAAGAAAGCGCCGAAGTGGAAGTGACCAACGACCTCTACACTCCCGGCAACAGCAACACCCTGACCTGGAAAGCGGTGGATGGTGCCGAGTATTACCTCGTGTACAAACGGCAGTCGGGGATGTTTGGCCTCGCCGGATACGCCAACGAAACCAGTTTTGAAGACCGCGGCGTCTCGCCGGACATGGCGAAAACCCCACCGAAATACAAAGACGTCTTCGACAAGGCGGACAACTACCCCGCGGCGGTGTCGTACTACCAGCAACGGCGCGTACTGGCAGGCACGCCTGCCGAACCGCAAAAAGTATGGATGACGCGCAGCGGTACGGAGAGCGACATGAGCTACTCCACCCCCTCGCGCGATGATGACCGCATCGAAGTACGGGTGGCGGCGCGCGAAGCCAGCCCGATCCGCCACATCGTGCCGCTGACCAAACTGCTCATCCTCACCGGCTCGGCAGAGTGGAACGTGGACACGCAGAACTCGGACGTCCTCACTAACACCACCATCAGCATCAGCCCGCACAGCTACGTCGGCGCGAACAACGTGCAGCCGATGATTGTGAACAGCTCGGTCATCTACTGCGCCGCCAGGGGCGGCCACGTGCATGAACTCGCCTACTCGCGCGACGCGGGCGGCTTCATTACCGCCGACATCTCGCTGCGCGCGCCGCACCTGTTCGACGGCCACCGCATTGTGGACATGGCCTTTGGCAAGGCGCCGTTGCCGCTGGTGTGGTTTATCAGCAGCGACGGGCGGCTCATCGGCAACACCTACGTCCCCGAACAGCAGATTGGCGCCTGGCATTGGCACGACACCAACGGCGCCTTTGAATCCTGCGCGGTGGTGGCGGAAGGCGACGAAGACATGCTCTACGTCGCGGTGCGTAGAAACATCAACGGGCAAACCAAGCGCTACATCGAACGCCTCGAAAGCCGCGCCTTTGGCGCGCAAGAAAACGCCTTCTTCGTTGATTCCGGCCTGTCCTACAACGGCATGCCGGTGAAAACCCTGAAACAACTCGGCCACCTCGAAGGCAAGACAGTGAGCATCCTCGCCGACGGTGCGGTACACGTGCCGCAGACCGTGACGAATGGCGAAATCCACCTGCAACACGCGGCGAAAAAAATTCACGTCGGCCTGCCCTACCTGGCCGAACTACAAACCCTGCCGGTGGTGGGCGACATCGACAACGGCAAAGGGCGGGGGCTGACGAAAAACGTGAACAAAGTCTGGCTGGACGTCATCCAGACCTCCGGCGTCTGGGCGGGGCCGGAGGAAGGGCGCCTGGTTGAACACAAACAGCGTACCACCGAACCGCTCGGCACGCCGCCGCGCCTGAAAACCGGCCAAATCGAAATCACCGTATATCCCGACTGGAACGACTACGGCCAAATCCTCATCCAGCAGCGCGACCCGCTGCCGCTTTCCATCGTCTCACTCACCACGGAGGTTGCCTTCTAATGGATCTCGCCACCTTTGGCCTTGGCATGCAAAGCCTCGGTTACCTGACATCCGTCCTCGGCGCTTACGGCCAGGCCAAAACCGACCGCCTCAACTTCCGCCACCAGCAAATCATGGGCAACTGGCACACGCGGATGAGCAACGCCTACAACCAGTACCAGAGCGACCGGCAATACATGGCCGACCAGTTTGCCGCCAAACGCGAATACCTGCTCGGCAGCTACGAGGCCGAAGCCCTGAGTATGCAGGGGAGATACGACCGCGCCGCGCTCGAACACCAAGAGGCGATGAGCGGCATCAACGCGCAAATCCAGCGCAACAACCTGCAACACCAGGCGGACATCGCCCGCGTCAATGCCAACCTTGCCAACTTTGCCAAGACCAGCGCGCGGCACGCGGGCGACCACGCCATCGCCCAATACAGCCTGCGCGCGGGCAACCAAAGAGCCTCGGCACGCGCGGCGCTCGCCGCCAACGGCGTTGTCCTCGACGAAGGCAGCACACAGGAGCTGATGGACAGCGCCGACCTGATGCGCCGTATCGACATCGACACCCTGAAACAAAACGCGCTGAACGAAGCCTTCGGCCACGAAACGCAGATGATGAACCAACTGGCGCAGGCGGGGATGTTTGAGGCGAACAAGGCGACCATCCACGGCGAATACTACGGCAGTCGCGGCGTGCGCACGCAGTACAACGCGCCGCCGGACATGAGCCCCTACGTCGGCCGCCAGTACGTCACCCCGACCCCGGAAAACCCGGTGTACAACAGCGGCGTCAGTCCGCTAGGCGCAGCCTTTGGCTCGCTCATCAGTGGCGCCGGACAATTCGCGCAAAGCTGGTACAGCACCTTTGGCGGCAGCAAAAACAGCGGCGGCGGCAACTTTGACTACTACCGCGCAATGGGGCTGAACCCGCAACAATCGCGTTTCGCGACCAACACCGGCAAACTGAAGTGGAGCTGACATGCCAACAGTACCCAAGTTAAACGAACTGGAAATCGGCGCGCGCGGCCTGCCCGGCGTTACCTTTACCCCGGTCGAAGCACAAACCCACAACATCAGCCGCTTGCCGGATCTGAACCAGCAGGCGCGCACACGCGGCTTTGGCAACGGCGCGCACCTTGGCACCGGCGGCGTGCGCAAAACCGAACTGAACGACACCGACGCCGCCTATCAGGCCGCCAAACAGGCGGGCGCGCTGCAACAAAGTATCGGCCAGGGCATGAGCAACCTCGGCCTGGTCATCCAGGACATTGCGCAGAAAGAACGCGAACGCGCCGACCGCGTGCGCGTGGAATGGGCGCAAAACGCGCTCGATGAACTGTATCTGGACGAGGCCAACAACCAAGACAGCGGTTGGAAACACCGCCACGGCGACAACGCGCTGCAACCTAAAGACGGCAACGGCAACCTCGAACAAATCTACGCCGAGCGCGCCAAAGCCGGGCGCGACCGCATCATGCAGCAACTGGGCAACGACCGCCAGCGCGAAGCCTTTGCCGAGTACGCCGAGAAAAAACGGCTGCAACAAAAATCCGACATCCAAAGCCACCTCAACCGGGAATTTGACGACTACGAAAAAGCGAACGACACGGCGGCGCTCAATAACGCGGCGAACCTCATCGCCACCGGCAACGACAAGGAGCGCGAAGAAGGGCGGGTGAAACTGGAGGCGGTACTGGCGCGCATCCAGGAAAAATCCGGCATGGGTGCGGAATGGCTGGAGAACGCGCGACGGGAGGCGGCCAGCGGCGCCATGACGAGCGTCATCAATCAGGCCATCGACAGCGGCGACCTTGAAGGCGCGACGCTGATGCGCGAGCGCTATCAGGGCTATCTGGGCGCGGATGATGCCGTGAAAACAGCCGGATCATTGAAGGCGGCCTACGAACAGCGCGACGTGCGCGCGCAGGTGGAAGACGCTTTGAGCGCGGGGACGCAGACCTTCACCCCGTCGCAGGCGGGCGACGCCTACGCCGCCTACAACCGCGGCTATAACCGCGAGCGGGTGAAGAAAAAACTCTTCGGCGTGGAATCGGGCAATGACAACTACGCCAAAAACACACGCTCCAGCGCCTACGGGCGGGCGCAATTTATCGACAGCACATGGCTGGAATTTGGCGAAAGTGCCGTCGGGCGGCAACTGCGCGGCGATTTGAGCAAAGCGGCATGGCTGGAAAAACGCAGCGACCCGCGCATCGCCGAAGCCGCTACTGACTGGTACCTGGACAAAAACGAAAAAGCGCTGAAAGCGGCAGGCGTCCCGTGGAATGACACGACCGCCTACCTAGCGCATTTCCGCGGCTCCGGCGGGGCGATTGCCATGTACAAGGCCGACCCGCATGAAGACGTGCGCGCCCACCTGCTGCGCGTTCACGGCAAAACGCAAGGCGAAGCAATCGTACGCGCCAACCCGGAAGTGTTCGCCAAAGGCAAAACCGTTGGCGACGTTATCGCCTGGGCGGCGCGCAAAATGAACGTCAAGCCGGATGCCTCCCTGCCGACCGGCGTGCCGGAAGGGCGCGGCTACCTGAGCGACGCGCAGCTGAAACAGGAAGCGTACCACCGCTTCCCGGATGACGCCGGCCGCCGCGCGCAGTTTATCGACCTCTACCGCAGCGAACGCGACGTAACTCAAGAACAGCAGGAACAGGAGCGCGCCGCCAACCTGACGGCCGCCACCGAAATCCTCTGGGGCGGCGGCACGTTGGCCGACATCCCGCCTACCCTGCGCGAAACCTTGGACAGCGACGACCTCATCAAACTGCGCAAAATGGCGAGCGAAACCGAAGGCTTCAACGAGCGCGAGCGCGAACGCACCGGCTGGCCTGCCTACATCGAGGCGAGCAACCCGCTGTGGCTGGAGAAGAAAAGTCGCGAACAGGTGCTTACCTACGCGGTGGACAAAGAATTGAGCCGCAGCGACGCGGAAAAACTCCTCAGCAAATGGGAAAGCGTCAACAAAGCGAAGCAGGAAGGACGCGGCGCGAAAGAACAATGGAAGGTGGATGACAACCTGAAAAAAGCCGTCATCAAAACCGCCTTCGGCGACCTGCTCGACCCCTACAACGAGACCAAGCTCAACCGCGAACAACTCTCGCAGGTGCAATACATCTTGCAACAAAGAATCAACGACTACGGGCAGGCGGTGTTGTCGGGACAAATCAAAGAAGCCGAAGCCATCCAGCTCATTATAAACGACCTGAAAGAGACCTTCATCCAGCCCGCAGAAGACGTGAGCTTCTGGTCGGGAGGCGGCTGGTACCGCCTCGGTATCGACCGCAAAGCCGAACTGCTCCCGAACGTCTCCATCATCCCGACCGAGGAATAACGCATGGATTTATTACAAGACGCGCTTGCCCGGCGCGATAACCTGCTGCAAGCCTTCAACCGTAACCCGGATCAGGCGGCAGAGCTGCGCCGCATCGCGCAGGAAACCAACACCCCGGCGGGATTTGTGGACGACCACACCCGCGCCCTGCACCGCCTGAACGGGCTGGAACAAAGCCTTTCCGGCCTCTCCATCCTGCCCACCGCCATCCGTCGCAGCCTGAACTTTGCGACCTTGGCGCAGGACGACATGGAAACCCTCGCCTCGCTGGAAAAAGTGAGCCAGGCACGCCAGCGGCGACGTGCGCAACAAGAAAAAGAAGCGGCGGCGCGCTACGAAGCCAACCAGCCGGGCATACTGGCAGAAAACCGCGACAACTTTTTCGCGGGCTTTCGCGATTTCTTCAACAAACGCGACCTGAAAACAGCGGTAGAACGGCAGGCGGAGCTTGAGCAGTTCAACCGGGGCGAAGGCTTTGAAGGATTGCACTACCAAATCAGCGAGCTGGAAAAAGCCGCTGCCGAAGAAGGCGGCATGGACAAATTGTCGCCGGAAGCACAACAACAATACCGGGAGCTCATCGCCCGCCGCGAAGGCATGGCCGCCGAAATCATGGGCGAACGCGACCAGGCGATAGCCGACTACCTCGAAGACGCCGCCTCCATTGCGGCCGTGCCGCGCTCCGACAAAACACAGGCGCAAATGGAAGCGCTCGGCCAGATGCAGGGCGCAGACAAATTCTTCTACGCCCTCGAAAACCCGCGCACCTTGGCGCAAACCGTTTCCGGTTCGGCGGGGTACATGGCGCCGGCATTGGCGGCTACCGTGGGTGCGACAGCCACCGCTGGCCCCGGCGCGGGGATGGCGGTTGCGGGCGCGGGCAGCTACATCG